TAACTGACGAACAAATAATCAATCTTTGTAAACAACTAAACAATGTTTAAAAATAAAAAAGTTTTAATAACAGGTGGTGGAGGAATGATTGGAAGATCATTAACAAAACAACTATTGGATTTGGGTACAACAATAACAATAGCCGATTTGTCAACACCATACGACATGTTTGATAATGTTGAATACAATCAAATCGATTTAAGATATTTTGATAATTGTTTAAGAATCTGTAAAGGAAAAGATTTTATTTTTCATTTAGCGGGTGTTAAGGGATCGCCAAAAATGTGTATCGAACAACCGGTGGATTTTATGGTCCCTATGTTACAGTTCAATACTAATATGATACAAGCGGCGTTTGAATCTAACGTTGAATGGTTTTTATATACGAGTTCTGTTGGTGTTTATTCACCATCAAATCTTTTTAAAGAAGATACGGTATGGGAAACTTTCCCATCACCAAACGACAAATATGCTGGTTGGGCAAAACGAATTGGCGAATTACAAACAGAGACATATAAAAAACAATATGGATTTGATAGGTTCTCAATAGTTAGACCCGCAAACGTCTACGGACCATATGATAACTTCAATCCGGAAAATGCAATGGTTGTACCGTCATTAATTAGAAAGGCAAATGAAAACAATGTTTTAGAGGTGATGGGTGATGGTTCTGCAATTAGGGATTTTATTTATTGTGATGATGTTGCAAGAGGAATGATTATGACGGTTGAGAAAAAAATCACCGAACCAATTAACTTGGGTTCAGGATTGGGTAAATCAATAAAAGAAGTAGTTGAACTTGTTACAAATAATTCTAATAGAGAAAATTTAGTTAGTTGGTCTAACATATCAGGACAAATTTATAAAGGTGATGACATAAGATTATTTGACACAACACGTGCGGAATCATATGGAATTAAACCATTAATTAATTTAGAAGAAGGAATTAAACTCACAACTAAATGGTATTTGGATAATAAAGACATGTTAGATAAAAGGTATAACCCGTTTGTAAATCATTAGTATGGAAGATTTTTTAAAAGGTAAAAGAGTGGTTGTTACCGGTGGTTCAGGATTCATCGGCACACATTTTTTAATGGAATTAGTCGAAAGAGGTGCATATGTTAGAACACATACACACAAAACACCATTACAATTTGTACACAAACACATTCAGATATTTCATAACATTGATTTATTAAAGATTGATGATTGTATTAAATTAACTGAAGGTGCTGATTATGTTATCCATTGTGCCGGTGAGGTGGCTCACCCATCTACGGTACCAACTGATATTCAAATCTCACTTAAACAACTTAATTTAATTGGTAATGTACTTGACGCCTGTGCCAAAAATAAAGTAAAGAAATTTTTGGATTTAAATAGTTCAACTGGTTATCCTGATATTAGAAGACCATTGACCGAAGATGAATATTGGACAGATGAACCGTATAAATCATATTACGGATATGGTTGGATGAGAAGATATAGAGAAAAATTAATGGAACATGTATCTAAATTTTCAGGATTAAAAATTGCATTAGCAAGATGTACTGCCATATTTGGACCACACGATAATTTCGACACTAAAACATGTCATGTCGTACCTGCATTAATAAAACGGGTGTTAGATGATGAAGACCCATTTACTGCGTGGGGTAGTCCTGATGTGGTAAGAGATTTTTTGTATGTTAAAGATGTAGTTAAAGGTGCACTGTTAATTCTTGAAAAAGGTCAATCGATGAAACCATATAATTTAGGTTATGGTGGTGGGATAACCATTGGTGAAATTTTAGATACCATATTGAAAGTAACCGAAAAGACACCTGAAATTGTTTGGGATGACAGTAAACCAACAACAATACCATTTAGGGCGGTTAATACGGAAAGAATTAAAAATGAATTGGGGTTTGAACCAACATATACATTTGAAGAAGGAATAAGAGAGACTATAAATTGGTTTTTAACAAATGGTTAATTATAAGTTTAAAAAAAATGTTCTTTTAATTTTACCAACACCGTTGGATAAATCAATTGTTAACATAACGGAATTAATTGAAAAAATTAAACCCGATGACCATGTAATGATTTGGCAACCTTTTGAAGAGACCGATCACAGATTTTTAGAATATTTGGAACACGATTATGACGAAAATCCAAATCATCATGAAAACATACAAAAGTTTGAAGATGTACTAACAAAAAATAACATAAGATGTTTTCTTTTAGTTGGGTGCGATAGAAATGTTGCATATAAAAATCTTGATATAAAACCGATAAAGAATTTTGATGTATTATTTTGGCCCACAGCATTATTACATTACACATACTATGGAATAGTTGGTGCATACGGAGATACACCAAAAAACCTATTCAATCCCAATAGAGACTTCAAACAATTATATATGAATCTTAATAATAAAGATAGAAACCATAGATGTATGTTTATGGATTATCTATGTAAATTTGATTTGTTTGAAAAGGGTGTTAATACTTGGAGATTTGAAAACTCAACATGGGATTTTAAATATTTTAAACCAAGAAATTTAAGGATAGATGATTATTCCGATAAAGAATATATACATGAAGTCTACTCAAAAAATTTATTAAGAATTGATAGTGTTATTGATACGGTTACCGAAACATTTCCATATAATCGAAAAGGTGTTGAATATATTTTTCATACCGAAAAAACATATAGAACAATTTTATTAGGTAAACCTTTTATTATATTGGGAGCCAAAAATCAACACCGTAGTTTATTTAAAATTGGATTTCAAAAATTTGATTATATTTTAAATTACGATTTTGATGAATATGAAAATATACAAACCAGATGTTTAGGGATTATCGATAATCTATATGGATTAAAAGATAGAAATTATAACGAAATGTTTGAAAGTGTTCGTAGTTCGGTGGAATCAAATATTGATATTGCAACAAATATTGTTTATAATGATGACTATATACCTGATATGTTAAAAACATTAATTAAAGAAAATATGTACGAATATCATCATAATTTAAGGGATTTTAATTCGGTCATGTCAGGAACACTTAATCAAGATGAAAAATGGTATTTAACCCATAATATATTTAAAGAAATTTATTTATGAACGTATTAATAACAGGTGTTTTAGGAATGGTTGGTTCACATATGATGGATTTCTTATTAGAAAAACCATCAATTAAAATTTATGGGGTTTGTAGATGGAACGAATCAATGGATAACATTGAACATCTTACAGACATCATAAATAAAAAAGAAAGAATTGAATTAATTTATGGTGATTTAAATGATTATGCATCAATCGTTAATGCAATCGAGATTTCAAAACCCGATTATGTTTTTCATTTAGGTGCTCAGTCATACCCACAAACAAGTTTCGATTCTCCATTAGAGACTCTACAAACAAATATTTTAGGTACCGCCAATTTATTAGAAGCACTTAGAAAATCACCATATAAAGATGCAATGATACATGTATGTGCATCTAGTGAAATATTTGGTAGAGTCACACAAGACAAATTACCAATTAATGAAGAATGTTCTTTACATCCCGCATCACCATATGCAATATCAAAAGTTGGAACAGATTTAATTGGTCGTTATTATGGTGAAGCATATAAAATGATGGTAATGACGACGAGAATGTTTACACATACAGGACCGAGAAGAGGTGATGTGTTTCACGAGTCAACATTTGCCAAACAAATAGCGATGATTGAGAAGGGTCTTCAAGAACCTAAGATATTGGTTGGTAATTTGGAATCATTAAGAACTTATGCTGATGTTAGAGATGCGGTAAGAGCGTATTGGATGTTACTTAACATTAATCCCTCACCAGGTGCATACTACAACATAGGTGGAACATATACATGTAAAGTGGGTGATACCTTAAATTATCTAATTTCAAAATCTACAGTAAAGAACATTGAGATTGTAATAGACCCAAGTAGATTGAGACCAATTGATGCAGATTTACAAATACCTGATACAAGTAAATTTAAAGAATTAACCGGATGGGAACCACAAATCCCATTTAATAAAACAATGGACGACCTATTGGATTATTGGAGATTAAGAATAAATAATGGTCGTAAATTTTTAAACAGATAAAATAATGTCAGAACGTAAGTACTTACCAACATTAGCAGAATTAATTGACAGAATGAGTATTTCCCAATTAAAGGAACAATTCATACCTGAACATAAAGAAGAGTATGCTCAGGAAATTAAAGATATTAAACATGATATTGATTTAATATTAAAAAACAGTGATGAATTAATAACCGCAGAAACGATTAGGGCAATTGTTGTATTGGCACAAACGAATTTACATATTTGGCACAATGAATCAAACTACAGAAAATACGGTAAAACTGAAGATACAAATTTAGAATTAACACACGGTCTAAATGGTGTTAGAAATACTGCTAAAAATAAAATTCAAGAAGTTGTTGGAGGTAGAAAAGATTATAAAACTGATTGTTTAGCGTCAGAATTTAAAGACTGGGGAATCAGTTGGTAATAAATAGAAATATGGAAAATATTAAAGAAGAACTATTAACTGTTGGTTATTCGGTGGTAGACGATTTTTTACCGATTGATGATGCAAATAAATTACATAATTTATTTGTGGAAAACGATAATTGGGAAAGAATGATTCAAAATAAATCAGGTCATTACTCACATGTATTTAAAACCAATTCACCAAACCTCCCACATGAAAATGAAGAATATAGTGCGTCATTTAATAGGTCAGAAGATTTAGAAAAGAATCAAGAGGTTGTTAATATTTTCCAAAAACATTTTATTAAGTTATTGAATGAGGTTTCACCTTTTTTATTAAATGATTTTGATGTTAGATGTTATAAATTAGATTATAACGACCACTATAGAGTTCATATGGATGATTATGCAGGTAAAATCAATGCGATTTATTATGTGAACAAAGAATGGGTTTGGGATTGGGGTGGAATATTAAACATTTGTTCTGATGTTGATATTGAATACAATAAACAAATTTTTCCAAAATTTAATAGAGTTGTACTATTGAACAACCAAGTTTTTAGACAACCACATTTTGTAAGTACTGTACAACATTTTGCTAAAAATCCAAGATTCAGTATAGTGTCATTTAATAAGTAGTATGAGTTATAAAGATAAAAAATGGGATGAATGGGAAGTATCATATCTAAATACATTTGGATGTGAGGTCCCAATATTTACACCATCAATCTATCGAGAATATAGAGGTGAAATCTTCTCAACATTTCATTCAGAAAAACATCCAGTATTGGATAATATCCATTATGATATTAATGAAATTAATTTTCACACCAAGTTCTCAAAATCACATCAAGGAGTTTTAAGAGGACTACATTATGACGAAAAGAGTTGGAAACTAATACAAGCAATTGTTGGTGAAATTTATTTAGTTGTATTAGATAATCGAAAACACTCAATAACATTTGGTAAATGGGAATCTTATTTACTTTCAGATAAAACAAGAGACCAAATTTTAATACCACCAGGATTTGCAAACGGACATTATGCGGTGACCGATTGTATGTTTTATTACAATTATTTTTACAAAGGTGAATATGTTGATGAACACAAACAAGGAGTGATTAAATGGAATGATGAGAAGTATAATATCGAATGGCCAACAGATAAACCAATTTTACAAAAAAGAGATAGATGATAAAAAATTTAGAAAATTTCCCAATAGTTAATCAACCACTATGGGACACACATGGACTTATTGGGTTTGAGAAAAAAATGGCAGACCATTGGGAGTCCGGAAGAATAAGAGGACCAGTGCATTTAAGTGGTGGTAATGAAGAACAGTTAATTGAAATTTTTAAAAGAATTAAAAGTACTGATTGGGTGTTCTCAACATGGAGATCACATTATCATGCTTTATTAAAAGGTTTACCATCAGAGTGGGTTGAACAAGAAATATTGGATGGTAGATCAATAACAATCATCAACAAAGAAGAAAAATTTTATAGCTCAGCAATTGTTGGTGGTATCATACCTATTGCGGTAGGTGTTGCAATGGCAAATAAGAGAAATGGAATTAACGACAGGGTTTGGTGTTTTGTGGGTGATATGACTTTTGAAACAGGAACCTTTATGGAGAATTACAAATACGTTAAAAATTTCGATTTACCTATAACATTTGTTGTTGAAGATAATGGAGTTTCCACTAATACACCAACAGTTGAAACATGGAATAAAAAATCCGACATACCGAACGATGTTATTTGGTATGAATACGAAAAACAATGGCCACATTATGGAACAGGTAAGTGGGTGGTATTTTAAAATTATGATATTATGACATATAAAGATACATTAACAAAATATATGACCGAATTGGGTGAAAGGGAAGACACAATCTTCATCGGCCAACAAATTAAATGGCAAGGTAACCCAATGAGTTCGACAGTTTCAAATGTTCCTGTTGATAAATTAATTGAAGTACCTGTTATGGAAGATACTCAAATGGGTATGTCTTTAGGTTTAGCCATGAGTGGTAAAACGGTTATTACATTTTATCCGAGATGGGACTTTTTAATTTGTGCAACTAATCAGTTGGTTAATCACGTGGATAAAATTGGTTTGATGAGTAATGGTGAGTGGAAACCTAATATGATTATCCGAGTGGGTAAAGGTTCAGATAAACCAATTGACCCGGGTCACCAACATAAAAATAATTATTTAGAACAATTCAAAACAATGTGCCCAAACATTATTTTTTGGGAGATAAAGGATTCAAAAGACGTAGACATTGCATATACCAACGCAATTCAAAATGGAGGTATACATGTTATGGCAGAATATCCTGAATTATATAATTCATAATATGAAAATAGTACACACATTCATTAATACAAAAAACGGATCAGATTTTAACGAATATACTGCATATTGTATGTTGTTATCTGTTTTATTGGCAAAAAAACACTATGATAAAGTTGAATTGTATTGTAACGATGAAATATCACAAATCGTCAAAGAAATTGGTATACCATACACATCAATTAATACTGAATTATTGAATGGTGTCACAGTTGACACATTTGCAATTCCAAAATTAATTGTGTATGCAAATCAAGATGAACCATTTTTACACATCGATTTGGACACTTTCCTTTTTGATAAGTTACCTGAACTAGATAGAAATACCGTATGGGGTTGTTATGCTGAAGGTTCGGGTGAATACGTATCGTACACAAAAAATGGTACTAATTTCTACACAACCTACATTCAAGGGGCATTTAAAATACAAAATGATGTACCTGAAGAATTTTTGGAGTTTGTTAAGTTCAGAGATATAATGAACATGTGTGTCTTTGGTGGTTATAACACCGATGCAATAAAACAGGCAACAAAATATTGTTTGGATATATATGAAAACAATAAACAATTCTTTGATTCGGATTACTATAATTCATGCATAATTGAACAGTTATTTATACCTGCGGCTGTTAGAATGTTCTCCAGACCAAGAAGACCTGACAGAGAGTTATTTTCGTTCTTCTTTAATGACAACCCAACATGGATTAGGTCATCAGGAGAAGGGTTAACTTATCCACTATTATTTGAGAATAACGAGAAGAAATTGTTTGTTGCAAATAAGATGGACATATTCAGAAATATATCGTATAATTTTAATGGATTTCTACATTTAAATGGTTACAAAACATACGAAGAGATTATGTTCATCATTAAACAAAAATTAATCCAAGATTTTGACATGATTAATGAAGTTATTAAGATTGATTCTAAATTCAATGAAGTGGGGAATTGTTCAAAAATGTCGAATGATTATTTGATTTATTTAAATAAACAAATTGAAAATTTAAATAATGTCAAAAATAAAAATTTTAAAGTAATATAGTTATTAGTATGTATACCATTGGAGTATCCGCTTATTATCACGATTCTTCCGCATGTCTTTTTAAAGATGGTGTTTTAGTTTTTGCCTGTGAAGAAGAAAAATTTACAGGAATTAAACACGATGCATCCTTTCCTAAAAAAACAATAGAATATATTTTTAAAACATATAAACTAAGTAAAAGTGACATTGAGTGTGTTTGTTATTACGAAGACCCAAAACTTAGATTTAAAAGAAAAAAGTCTTTTTTATATTCATTAATCACTAACACAAAAGTATGGTTTAATCTTAAAAAAATCAGTAATAAAATATTTTACACACCTCATCATATGTCACATATGATGTATTCTTTTGCGTCATCACCATATAAAGAATCTTTGGTAGTTTCTGTTGATGGTGTTGGTGAAACTTCTAGTGTGTCAATCGGAATTGGTAAAAATGGTATTGTTGAACAAATAAGAACAGTAGAATATCCACACTCTCTTGGTCTGTTTTATTCAGCAATGACCGCATTTTTGGGGTTTAAACCAAATGAAGGGGAGTATAAAGTAATGGGTTTAGCTTCTTATGGTGAACCTGAAGATTATAGAAAAGAGATATCAGAATTAATTAGATTTGAAAACGGTACTGTGATTTGTAACATGGATTATTTTTCATGGAATAACTCAGATATATCGATGTTTAATTATAATCTGGAAGATTTGTTAGGAGTTGAACCCAGATATCAAAATAGTGGAATTGAACCATATCATAAAAATATTGCAGCCGCGGTCCAAGAAAGATATGAACAAGTGTTGTTTGAATTGTTGGAGTATTCGAAAACATTATACGACTCCAAAAATTTATGTTTAGGTGGTGGTTGTGCATATAATGGGACCGCAAATGGTAAAATTGTTGTGTCGGGATTATTCGAACAATTATGGATACCACCCGCACCATCAGATGCAGGAAATGCTATTGGTAGTTGTCTTTATTACTTAGCAAAAGAAAAGAAAATTAAAAAGAAATTACCTAATAATCCATTCTTAGGTCCGAGTTTTACCAATGAGGAAATTAAAAAAGTATTAAAAAAATACGAACTACTTGTTCATTATGAACATGTTGATTATCAAACATTATTGAAGAAAGTTGCTAAACATATATTCCTTAATAGGGTTATTGGATGGTTTCAAGGTAGAATTGAATTTGGTGCAAGAGCATTAGGTAACAGGTCAATTCTGGCTAATCCAACCGACCCAAACATGAAGGACACAATCAATAGAGTTATTAAAAAAAGAGAAGGTTTTAGACCATTTGCACCTATGGTATCATACGAAGATCAACAAAGGTTTTTTAAATCAAAAGAATTTGTTCCTTATATGAATCAAGTTGTTAAAGTAAAAGAAGAGTACGGCCCAAAATTACCCGCAGTAACACACGTCGACGGTACTGCAAGAATTCAATCAGTTACACCACATAATCAAATATATTCCTTAATAAAAAAGTTTGAATCCTTATCGGGTTTTCCAATTTTGTTGAACACATCATTTAATGTTAAAGATAAGACTATGGTCTTAACACCTGAAGATGCTGTTATAACATTTTTAGATACCGAAATGGATATTTTAGTTATGGGAAATTACATAGTGTATAAAAAATAAAATTATGATAAAGAACCTTATAAATTGGGTTAAGAATAAATTAGCTCAAAGAAAAAAGAAAAAAGAATTTCAAAAAAAATTAGAAGAATTAAGAAAACGTGATCCGTTTATCTATAAACATTAATATAAAAAAAATACAATGTACTTTGAAAAACCATTGATGCCATCAGGAAAAGAAAATTTATTCTATTTGGCACCCATACCTGTTTTATATAAAGAATTTCATGACCATGATTTTCACGATGAAGTGTTTAATCTTGGATTTAATGAATTGACCGAAAAGGAAAAACAAATGGGACAAGAATTACCTGAACAATATGATTTTAATAGACAGGATAACTATAATGTTGATTATTATCGTTGGGATCAGTGGGTGGAACCTACCGAATATAACCCAATAGGTAGTAGATTTTCAGTTCCACCAAATAACTTTTTAAATAGAAACGAAGACATCGTAAAAGAAATAAAAAAAAGATGTACTGACGGTTATTTGGAATTATTAGAAATGATTAATAAGAAACCTCAAGGAGAACCAAATATCACTGAGAGTTGGATTCAATATTATCATCCATATAAAGGTCGTGGACACAACATGCATAATCATTGTAGATGGAGTCCCGATGAGGCTAGACCATTAAGTTTTGTTGGCGGTTATTATCTATCAGATGGTGACCCATTATTAGACCATCAGTATAGTGGAGTATTCACATTCCATTTAAGAGGAATGTCACATTTTATTAGACCTAAGAAGGGTATGTTATTAATATGGCCATATGACATTGTACATTCGGTGAAACCTTTCTACGGTAAATCACATAGATGTGTCATAAATTTCAACATTCAAGATGATGGAGTGAAACCAACTAATTTAATATGAGAAATTTAGGATCTGATATATTTTTATTTACAGAAATTATCCCCCATGAATTAATTGAAAAATTAATTCAACTGAGAAAAGATTCTAATAACATAGATAGAATTAATATTCATGAACACAATAAAGATTTGTTGTTGGAGTTTAATGATTTTTGGTTAAATAAAATTGAAACCCCCATGATGGATGATTATTTTAAAATATATGATGTCCAAAGTGGTAAAGGTTTTAATGTTAGTGAACAAACAATTAAAGACATTAAAAATTATGTGTCAGCAAAGTGGAGAGATGTTTTTCTTCTTCATTATTCACCAAAAAATTCGGGTAATTCTGAAAACAATGTACATTGGGATTTTAGTGGGATAACTACTGTTGGTTGTCTAAATGACAATTATGTTGGTGGTGTACTCACATTTCCTAGACAAGGTATAAGTGTAAAATTAAACAAAGGAGATGTTATAGTTTTTCCCGGAGGAATTACACATCCTCATTTCGTAACCCAAACTGTTAGTGGCGAAAGAGATGTCATCGTTGGACAAAGTTTAACTTTACCACAAGACCACAAAATTGAATATTAATGAATAAATTATGGATATTTGGGTGTTCGATTTCGGATGAAAGACAACCCAAAGACAGAGAAGATTATGTCAAATGGAAAGGGTATCAGATAGATACATGGAGTGAAATTTTAAGTAGAGATATTAATTACGAATTAGAAAATCACGCCATATCGGGAACCAATAATCCACAGATAATGGAGAACTTCTCAAAGTGTTCTAATCAAATAAAAGAAAATGACATCGTCATCATCAATTGGACCGAAACATCTAGATTTAGAGTTGCCGGTGATAAGTGGTATAACGTTTTATTTCAACATATAGACCATCCTGATTTAATTCAAGAATTGAAAAATTTAAATGATTTAGGTATGTCTACCCAAACAATTAAAGATACTATTTTAAATAGAACTAATCATTTATTTGTGGACGAAGTTAATAATCATTACACATTGATTAATGAGTTTTGTAAAATGAGAAAATGTAAGTTGTTTTTTTGGGGAATGAACATACAGTCAAAATATATGTTAACGTATAACGGAAAAAATATCTACGATTATTTCATCGATACACATGGGTCAATAAAAAATGAAACAAACAATCTAATAAATGATTTACATTTCAGTGAGCAATCTCATTTAATGTTTGCAAAACATTTATTAACCTTATTATGATGAAAAAAATACACACATATGGTTGTTCATTCTCTTTTCCGTTTTGGATTAACGAAGAAGAATCATTTACTTATTTATTGGCGAAATATATGGGTTGTGAATATAATAATAGGTCTTTTCCAGCATTATGTCACAATGAGATTTTTCATCGTTTATTATCGGATATTAATACATTTAAAAAAGATGATTTAATAATCTACCAATTCACTGCGGGTAATCGAGAAGGGTTTATGGTTAACAATTCGTTTTATTATTCAAGCGCGGGGATTGGGGAGACGTTGGAAGATACTGTCAGAGTAATGAATCAATGGGGTGGAGGAAGAGAAAAATATCCGTTCACCGATGATAAAATATTATCATTAATGTCTTTTGTAAATGATTGGTCAAAAGAAACCTTATTCTATAAGTTTAATAGAGTTAACGACACTTTAAAATTTTTAGAAAAGACTATTGGTATTAGGTATGTTTATCTGTTTTTGGATGATAATTTTCATGAATTTATTGATAACGATAAAACAGTTACTTTTCTATTACCATCAAATGAATACACACCATCAATTATGAGATGGGCAACAGAAAGTAAAATCACATTAAGTGATAGTAGAAATGATGTGGACCCACAAGATAAACACCCAAATCATATTGCACATAAATTATTGAGTGATTTGATTAGTTTAAAAATAAATAAAAATAAGTTAATATGAAATTCGTAAGAATATTGTGGGGAGATTTTAATCGATACCAAAATCAAATAATTGATGCCAAAAGTGACAATCTTAATGAGGTTGTTTATGTGTGGGGAAAAGACAACTATAACAATTTAAAAAACTTGGGATATGATTGTGTTTTAATAAGTGATGACCCGTATGATTATACAATTGCAGATAATCACACATTTGTAAATCACAAAAGTTTAATCCACAAAATAATTGGACTCGGACATGCTCTACACCAACACGAAGAGATAGTGTTTGTTGATTGGGATTGTAGAAAAGTAAAAGAAATTGATGATAATTTTTATAGTTTAATTAGAAACAGAAATTCTGATTTTCAAGTACCTCTATACACATACCCAATGTTTGCATTCGATAGAATGATTAGTGATGTTAAAGATGACATCATGATAAACTTCTTTAAAAAATTACAAACATATATAACAAACTACTCCTTCAAATATGGAAATAGTTTTATAATCCCAAACACCGGATTCATATATTGTTCTAATAAAGATATAATCGTAGAATTAATAAAACTTATAGTTCAACACGATTTACAAACTGTTCCCGATGAGTTATCGGTATTTCTATATACCAAAAACTTAGGGTTGGATGGTTATATTGAAAAAATAGAACCTTTAGTTGTGGATGGGAAAGAACACGGATACGATTGGTGGAATAACATGGAAGCGGTTTTTACCGAATATAAAAATAGGAAGATAGAAAAAGAAATTTATTTTAAACATCTATGAAATTCATACGATCTTTTTGGGGAGATTTAAATAACTTTAACCAAAGACATAAGAAAGAAATAATTGAAGTGTCAAAAAATAAATCATTGTATGAAGTTGTTTTTGTTTGGGGCACTGAAAATTATAATTTTATAAAGTCTTTGGGTTTTGAATGTGTATTATTATCAAACGAATCAACACAATATGGTTCAGATTATTTGTACGATTCAAATCAATACATGATTCATAAACTGGTTGCAATCAAAGAAGGTATTAAATTATATCATGAGGTGATTTTTTTAGATTGGGATTGTCTACAAGTAAAACCGATTGATAATTGGTTTTACGAACATATAGAAACCAAAGATTTAAAGATACAAATGCCACTTTACATCTATCCTAAGAATTATTCGGAACTCGTTTTAAATGAATGGAAAGATATACCACCGAAAGAAAAGGATTATGTGATTAAACAACAAGAATTTTTAGAAAAATACCATTACGATTGGAATAATTCCTTTGTCACACCAAACGCTGGTTTCATATATTGTTCAAGTGTTGATGTAATAGATGAGTTAATAGATATTAACACAACACAAAAGATTGGAATCGCATCAGAAGAAATGTCATTCGTAGAATTTACAAAAAGGAGATGTAGTAGTTTGGATGAGTATATAAAAAGATATGAACCTATTGTATGTAATGCTAAATTAGAAAATCATTTCAATCAACGAGAATTGAATCAACATATTTCACAATTAATGAAAAAAGATATATATTTTCAACACATATGAAAGCAATATTTGTAAATTGGACGGCACCATTTTTTCATAAAAAGGATGCACAGGGATATAATAAATTAAAAATGTCAGAACTATCTGATGTTGAATATGATGTAGTTGATTATGAATTACTAATACAAGAGGTAAGTGTAAGGGCCGCTAAAAAGTATATAGGTAAAACAAAATTATACACCGATAACGTTGGTTATGAATTCTATAAAAAGAAGGGTTTATTAAAGTTGTGGGATGAAATAGATGTTGAGACATTGGAAACATTTAACAAAGAATATTCTCACGTTAATCCGGGTCGTTTTTGGACAACGGGTAAATCAATTGTTATTGGTAAAGAACCTGTACCATATCTATTTTTGGATTTAGATTTTATATTGAGGAGCCCCCTACCAAAATGGACCAATGATTACGATTTAGTCCATACTCAATGGGAGATACAAAGAGGGGAGTTTTTCGTGTTCGAATATCAATTAGAACAGATAGGTGGTATTCAAAACTTTGTCCAAAATATGATGATGCCTAATACGTCTTTCATATTAATGAACAACGAAAAATTAAGGGATTTATACTTAGAAAGTCATTTGGACTTAATTACTCGAGAATATAAAGAAGTTCCCGAATGGTTATGGTTACTTGCAGATCAAGGAATTATGGGATATTCTGCCCGTAAATTAGATTGTAAGGTTGAAACTGTGGAGGATAGATTATACTTATCTTATCCCGAATTACCTGTTTTAGGACCAAAACATTGTGGAAAAGGTTTGTTTTGGGTAAAGGACCCCGATAGAGTTGACCACACAGAAAAAATTGATTATTATCATGTTTGGTTGGACAAATATTACTATAAAACAGATATAGAGTTTAGGGAAAAAAATGTTAATCTTTTAAAAGAAGAATTGATTTCACTCATACCAAAAATCATTTGATTTTTTCAAAAAAAACCATTATATTATTACTTATGATATATTGGTTTACAGGTCAACCTGGTGCAGGTAAGACCACACTAGCAAAACATTTAATTTCGTATTTGAGCAATACGGAAAAGGTCATCCATATAGATGGTGATGACTTAAGGGACATTTTTAATAATCAAGACTATTCCGAAAACGGTAGAAAAAGAAACATAGAAAGGGCACAAGATATTGCCCGATTTATGAATTCCAAAGGACACTCTGTTGTTGTCTCACTTGTATCTCCCTATAGAGAACAAAGAGAACAATTTAAAAAAGAAAACAGTGTTACTGAGATATATGTTAACACTACCGATGAAAGAGGAAGGGAATCTTTTCACGTCAAAGATTATGAACCCCCATTGGAAAATTATTTAAACATTAATACAACAGATAGAAGAGAAGATGAATCTTTTATTGAAATTTTAAAAATGATAGACCTATGAAAAAATATGCATTATACATCGGAAGATGGCAAAACTGGCACAAAGGACATCAATGGTTGATAGACCAACAATTAAACAAAGGTAAAAATGTTTGGTTGGCAATTAGAGATGTACAAGTGGATGAGAACAATCCAAAAACCGCACAACAAGTATTTGATGAATTAAAAGTTGAATTACATGATTTACTACAAACGGGTAAGTTATTTATTTCAGTAATTCCTGATATTGAAAGTGTGAACTATGGTAGAGGTGTGGGTTATGATGTAATCTATCACGAGCCACCAACTGATATTGCAACAATTAGTGGGACTGCAATTAGAACCGGACATATGAAACCGGATGGAACCATGACTTATGATGAAAATAAGGGATAATGATAGTACAACGTAAAAGACACATAGCTAAAACTATTTCATATCGTATTATTAGTACATTGATTGGTTTTGCGATTATGTGGTGGATAAGTGGATCGGTAAAGGTCGGAGCAGCTTTTGGAGTTGCCGAATTAGTATATAAACCCATTCAATATTATATACACGAAAGAATATGGTATAAGTGGATTAAATTTGGTTTAAAAAAAGAATAATGTTTACAAAATTCGTTAAAAATTTTCTTACCGAAGAAGAATGTGATTTGATAATTGAGATGGGTGAATCGTTTGGGTTAAATCAAATGAAATCGTCTCGTATTGTTAATGGTAAAGTTGTGGAGGAGAATATATCATATTCAGGTAATAAAAGGTCAGGTTGTTATTTTACCGATGAATTTTTAATGGATCCACTTTTAGTTAATATCTCAAAAAGAATAATTGACCTTTCTAATGAAATAAAACCATTTAATTCCGTTGAATATGTTAGAATTCCCAAATACTCTTTTAATAGATATGGGGACAGTGATTTTTTAGAATGGCACGAAGACAGACATGAAATTATAAACGGTGCAACCATTACATATATTATTCAATTAAATGATGATTATGAAGATGGACTTGTAAAATATATGTTAGAAGGTGTGGAATATGATGTACCAAAAATAAAAGGAAGTGTATTCATTTTCGATTCAAATATTTTACATTCCGTAGATAAAATAAAATCGGGTAAGAGATATTCATTAAATGTTTGGCCAAGTTCCACAAAGAAAATTAGTTTAATATGAAAAAAGTGGTCATAGTTGGTGGAGGAACTGCGGGTTGGTTAACTGCGTTGGTTGTTCAAAAGTTTTGGAAAGACACCAACGTCACAGTAATCGAAAGTTCTAAAATTGGTATATTAGGTGCCGGAGAAGGTTCTACATCTAATTTTGGAAAAATGTTAATGTTATTAGATATTGACCAACGCGATTTTTTTGAAAAGACAGGTGCAACAGTTAAAAAGGGATTGGAACTTATTAATTGGACAAATCAAAATAATACATTTTACCATATAATGTTAGGTGAGGATGCCAAAAGTAAAACAGGTTATGCATTTCACTTTGATGCAAAATTAACCGCGAGTTATTTAAAATCAATAGCATTAGAAAGAGGAATTAATCACATCGATGGTATAGTGGAAACCATAAATCATAATGATGGTGAAATCAATTCAATTGTATTAGATAATTCAGATGTAATAGATTTGGATTTCATTTTTGATTGTAGTGGTTTCTCAAGGATAATTTTTAATAAAATTCATAATGATGATTGGGTAAGTTATTCAAAATATCTATTACTTAACAAAGCATTTGGATTCTTCCTACCCCAATCAAACAAATATAAGTTTGAAGAAAAAACAACAACCGAATTAACATCTATGAATTGCGGGTGGATGTGGAAAGTACCATTACAACATAGATGGGGATGTGGTTATGTGTTCAATGATTCGTATGTTTCGGTAGACGATGCTAAAAAAGAAATTGAGGAACATTTAGGACACGAAATTAAAATACAAAAAGTATTTGATTTTAAACCAGGTACATACAAACATAGTTGGATTAAAAATAGTGTTGCAATAGGTTTATCTTATAGTTTTTTAGAACCGTTAGAAGCAACATCGTTAATGACTGTTGTTATGCAATTGAAACGATTAATCGATGTGAATTTTGATGAAACATATAGAGACAGTTACAACAAATGGTGTAGTGAAATAAACGAACAAAATATGTTGTTTGTTAGATATCACTATCTCTGTGAAAGAAACGACACCGAATTTTGGAAAGATTGTGTGAACATGCCGATACCCGAAAAATTACAAAAAATATTAAACGATGACGGATCAATAAAAATTCATAACGATTTTGAATTAATAAATTCATTCGAATTAACTGAAACTAAAATAAATGAACTAACTTTTTTTATTGGTAATTATCAGTTAGTTTTTGGTAAAAATAAAAAACAATTAGAAAAAAAATTAATATGATTTGGTTACTTACATTTTTAACGATAACGGGGTTACTATATACTGTAGTTGGGTGGGATTTTATAATTGAAAAATACATGATGTTCAAGGATGAGAATTATTGGACAAATTATAACACAATTGAATTATCGGCATGGATGGCAAAGGCTATTATAATAATACCTGGTTTGGTTTTTGGTGTTGAAATATGGTGGATGCATTTTGTGACTTTAATAACATCCTCACTTTTAATTTGGGCATCCATGAGAAAGAGTTTACCAACACTTATTCTCTTTAATACGATTTGGATTGGCATTAGTTCGTATATAATTTTAAAACATTTACTATGAAAAAAATACAATTTGATGACTCAACATACATTTGGGTTGGTAAATTAAATTTAACCGATATTAAAGAAGAACTTTTGATTGAATCAAAAAAATTAATTAAAAGTTACGAAGGACAACGAGCGGCGGAAACCGACGGATATGGTTATAAAAAAGAATGGACCAATGATATAAATTTCAACGGACAATTTGAAATAATAAATAAATTAGATTTGATTTGTCAATCGGGTATTGATAAATGTAAAGAAATTTGGGAGGAGGAAATTAAAAATCCGTATAATAAAATTAATACCGATGCGTGGGTGAATATGGTTCGATCTCAAAATCCCGTACAATCAAATTTTCATACCGACCAAAAATATCACATCCATACTGATATAAATAAAGAAATGGGTTCGTTTACCCCACACTATACGTATGTTTACTATATTCAAATGCCGGATGTAATGGAGGGTGAGGATGGTGTTTTATATTTTAAAGGTGATAATGGGAAAGAACATTGGATTAGACCCGAAGAAGATGATTTAGTGGTGATGCCGGGTTGGATGCCACATGCACCAATGAACGCACCAAAATCAACAGTAGATAGAATCGTTATGGCTGGAAACGTTGGGTTTGAATTAATTAAAAAAGAAAAAAGTTTATTCTAATGTTGGTAGATAATAAATTTATATTTTTATGTTTACCCAGATGTGCATCCACATCATTTCATTTAAGTTGTTTTAGAAATAACTTAACAGTAGAACACACCCAAATAAAATACGATACTGTATTTGATTATGATATTTCAAATATACCAAACATAGATTTAGTTTATAGAATTAAACATATTCATGAGCAATTAACGGATATAAAAGCGGTATTTGGTTACAATTACCCAGTTATATCAGTAAAAAGAGACAAATACGAAAGATTCATTTCTTATTTTAATCATGTAATTGGACAATTATATAAAATGGGGGAAATCGAACTTTATAATAAATTTAAAAATGTGACCACCGATGAATTGATGGATTATAAAAAGGAAACAGTGATATCTAAAGTTATGATAGAACGACACATCCCAAAATTTTTAAAAAAACTTGGGGTCGATTATTATAATCCGAAATTGAATGAATTACTTATGCCAATTTTTGCCCCTTTATCCTATTATCATACAAATGATTCTAATATAATATGGTTCGATTTTGAAAACTTAATTGAATTAGAAAGATGGGTTTCAAAAACTTGCGGAATAAATTTTAAATTAGAAAATTTTGGTTCGAGTAAAGAGTATTGTTCGAATATCGTCAATGACGACAACTTCAAACAAAAATATGAATCAATTTATGGTACGTATGAAACTTTTAAAAAACAAAATACAATTATATAATGTTAATAGATAATAAATTCATATATATATCATTACCTAGAAGAGGATCGACATCTTTTCATTATTCCTGTATACTATATAATTTGGATATAAAAAATACAGGGGATTATTCTGATATTGAAAATTCTAAAATAGATTTTAAAAATATAGATGAATCAAATATAATGAATCATATAGTACACGGACATGTCCCCTTAATCGAATTACAAGAAAAATTTGGTACCACATACCCAATCATAGCAGTGTATAGAGATAGACATGAGGTTTTTTATTCATTATTTAAACATGTAATCTTTGATTTGAATAGGACAGGTTATAGTGAAATATCTAAACATTTATCCAATCTAACAACTAATGAGCTATTCTTTTGGAAAACGGATGATTTGGTAACTAAAAAAAGTAGATGGGATACCATATCTAACTACTTATATGAAAATGGGTTAATCAATAAAAAGGTACAAATACCCAACAAAATGTCGATGAATCCAGATGAATACGTGATAAACATAATTGATATATTATTAACACCATCTTCCGTTTGGCATAACCATAATAAGGACATAATATGGTTCAATATTAATGAGTTGTCAAAAATGGAAGAATGGATTTCAAATATTACTAACAAACCATTTAAAATAAAAAATGTAAATTCTAGTAGTCATATAGACTGTAAGGTACACATGGATGATGAATTTATTAAAAATTATAATAATATATACGATTTTTACGATATCCCCAAAAAAGAGGTGACATTAATATGATAGAGAAACCAAATTATAAAGATATATTCGATTCATGGGTCACATCTTTTAAACCAAACGAAACTCAAAAAAAATTGGCAAATGAAAGGTTAGAAGTGTGTCTCGGTTGTGAATTCAGGAATGAATTAATAAAAAACAACATGTGGTCCGCATACTGTGGAAAATGTAGTTGTCCAATAAATAAGAAAATATTTTCAAAATTATACAATAGTTGTCCTTTAAAACTATGGAAAGAGGTGGATTCAAAACACATGGATATTTTAGAGGATAAAATCGATAAAACTTTAATTTAAGAATATTTATATTTATATTATAAAAGAAATATATAAAAAATTATGAAAGGTACAATAATTGGAACTGACCTTCTAGAACAAAACGGGGACGTTAAAATACTTGAAATTAACACAAATACCACCATTTACAATGATGGTGCGGATTTTTTGGATTATGATTCGTTATTTACCATGTTGGTGAATAATTCGATAACTGAATTCCATTTCATATGGACAGAATCTGACTCATATAAACCACTTAACCAAACATTTAGATTTAAACAAATTTTAGAACAAAAATGTGGTGAAAATAATATCACATTTTCCGAATATACTGTACCTAGAGGTTCTGTTACTGTTCCATTTGTTGAGGATGCACCGAACAAATTCATTTTAAGACAATCATTTGACACAACTGCGTTGGTGGATGAAACATATTGTGCTGATAAATTCGAATTTTTCAATTTAATGAGCGGATCAACATATATCCCCAATACGTACTTCAACTCCACAAGTTTATCTATGGATACGTTAACTTCGGTTGATTTGAGTGATTTGACTCACCCAAATCTATTGGTAAAACCAAGAAATCCTGAATATGACCAAAAACTATATCCTGAAATATACACAGTACCAACTATTGGTGACCTTGAGACGTTAAAATTAAACCAGACTGACTCTGTTTTATTACAAGAATTTGTATATTCTTCGGACAATTTGGTTGATGGTAGATATGCAATCATTAGAAGTATCGATATCATTTATGGTGGTAATTTAGATGTTATTAATATGGGTGGATATAAACAATCAACCATTATTCCTGTTACTTTTAGTGCTGATGAATACGTAGAAAATACTTTTAAATTAAATCAAAAAAGTAGGTACAAATATATCACAAAAGAATTAGGTAATTTTGCTAGTAAAGATTATCACACCGACCAAGATTCAATGATATTATCATTTGATGGGACTTTAAAAGATGTGGACACCATACAAATAGGGGACATGATTAAATCTATTGATTTTGTCGATTCACATGGTAATCATGGTGGAAAATTTGAAAGAGAAAAGTTAGAATTATTTGGTTGGGAAGGAACGGTTGCACTTTCAAATGAAACATTAACAACAACAGGATCAACATTAAATGGTATAGTTGGTTCTTTAGTTGATACAATTTACATTAGAATTACAACTGCAGACGGTAAAAGTTGGGTAGATGCTCCGTCTTGTACGTATTATATAGAAGAGGTTAATTCTACCGCAACTCGTTTTGAAAAGTTAAATAAATTGGTTATTGGTGATAAATTAATTGTTACTGATTCAAATACTCAACAATTAACAACATTAGAAATCACCGGATTAGAAATGGAGCATGCCAATATGACCATTTATAGTTTAGATTTTGAACCATCTGACCTTTTCTTAGTTGATTTTGGTGACGGTGATTATGGGGTAATGCACAACTCTTGTTGGTGTCCGTGGAATTATTGTGGTCACTATTGCAACAGTTATTATTGTCCAGGTTGTTTTGGTGGATATTCAAAACTCTAATAAAAAAATAAAACAAAATAAAATGAAAATAGAAAGACCAAATAGTGTAATTAAAGTAAACATTACACCATTAACTGCAGATAAAAAAACTAAAATTGCATCGGCGGTACAGGAAGTTGTAAATAAAATTAAAACAAAACATTTATCATAAGTTTATGATTTATGAAGTTATTTACGTTTGGTGATAGTTGGACTGAGGGAGTTGGATCGGATTTGACTGAAGAAAATAAAGTCGATGACTACGTAGAGAAAACAAAAATTAGACATCTTCATAGTTGGCCAACAAAATTGGCAGAAAAACTATATATACAATTTCAAAATAACGGCATCGGTGGTTGTTCTAATAAGACAATCTTCGATGCCGTTTGTTCGTTTTTAGAAACGGATAAGATTAAAACTAACGATTTAGTGGTCATAATGTGGAGTTCATCATTAAGAGATGAGGTCCCATTTTTCCCGAAGGATGAGTGGCATTTTTGGGGTCAAAGATACACCTCTAAACAACATCTATATAAATTCATATTCGATAACATAAAAGAATCAAAAAATAAAGATTATTCATTTTTTAAAAAAGAATATAAAACATATTTTTTTAATGAATTGTATGATGAAACCTATTACCAAATAGTAAATCAAAATTACATTTTATACTTACAGTTTATGTTTCAAAGAATGGGTGTTAAATTTTTATTTTGTGATGCGTTTGATTTAATGGTTAACAACCCAAATAATACAATTGATAAAACACATCTAATTAATAAAAATCATTACATGCATTTCGGTCAAAAAACAATGAAAGATTTGTTAACAGAAACGAATAGAAAAGATGTTTGGGAAGATAATTCTTTGTGGATAAATACATTTGGAAAACACCCAAATAAAAATGGGTATGAAATACTTTCCGGCCTAATTTATGAATGGATTATTAATCATAATTTATTGGAAGAGAATTTCGATAATGTAAAAACTAATTTATTATGATTCAATACAAAATCAATCAATACTTCAATCAAGAAGAATGTAATGAAATCATTGAATTTTGTTTAAAAAACGGTGACCAATTTTCATATAACCCCAATGATAATTGGGATTGTAAAAGAATATATAATGAAGAATTTAAATCTAAAATTTTAAAGTCTATATTAGATGTACAATCTTTTGATTCTTTTAATATAAGGAATATAAATGTAAGTTTCACCCAATATTATGATGGTAGGAGGTTAGATTTACATCTTGATAAAACATCCAATTACACCACCGTAATACCATTAACTACTAACTATAAAGACGGTAGATTCGTATTATCAAATTTTGATACTGAATTAGAAAATGGTAAAATTAAATTAGATTTAAAAATGGGTGAGGGTGTAACATTCGAAGGTAATAAAATTTTTCATGGAGTAATGCCTGTTAATATAGGAATTAGACAATCTCTCAACATATGGATGAACGATACTAATTTTATTTATCATAAATTAGATGACACTAAGAAATTAATATGAAGATTTTAATCATATCATTACCAAGAACGGGGTCAACTTCTTTATTACATAAAATATCAAAAGAAAAGAATCTTAAACCTTATTTTGAACCATTTGATGGTAGTGGTAGAGTGATTTATAATAATGAAGATAATTCTGTAGTCAAAACTATAATATGTCAACATGACGATAATGTTAAATTATCTGAAAGGTTTGACGAGATTATTTTATTAAGTAGGAGAGACCTAAAGGCATGTGCAGAAAGTCACTCATATAGAGTACATAACAGTTCTAAAGGATTTAATTCTAACCAACAATATTTTTGGGAAGAGACACCCATAGATCAGATAGCATATGACGACATTATTAAATGGAATGATGAAATCCATAGTTTATCAAAGATATTGAATGTACCCATAACATATTATGAAGATATATTCGACCCAAACAGTGAAAATAGATTAAGATTAGGAAATAAAAAAGATATAAACAAGACTTTAATATAATGGCATCTTCTTATTTAGACCAATTAAAATTAACAATAAAAGTAGTGGGGTTAAAAAATGCTGAGTTAACATTAAGTAAAATACAAGCATCATACCCATCGATAAGAAAGAGTTCTGATTTCACTTTATCTGTTATATTATATAATGTCGCAAATTATGTTGAAAATATTAACAATTCCGACTATTCAATATTGAATGAGAAGACCGTGTTGGAAATTGAAGATTTATGGAAGAACTCGATTTCTGAATATTCTAAAAATTACACATCAAAAAATTACATAGAAACCAATGAAATCATTTTAGATTACAGAGTAAATGGAGTCGGTTATTATTGGGTGGATTTAAAGAGACACCACTCAATGGAAATGATTGTAAGAATGGATAATTGTGGTAGATGTAATTATGAGGATAATTTAATTGAGTTGAGGGAGATAGATGAGAGGGGTAACGGATTTTCACATGTAGCAATTGTTCATAATCAAGAACAAGGAATACTATATCAAATAAAGGGGGTAGGTACTGAGATACCTAATATAAAATTTGAAGATTACATATACGATTTACTAATGTCAGGTAAACTTCATATCGTATATTTCAATCCACAATATAGACCCGACAAAGACTTTAAAATCAAATACTTCAGTCAAGAAAAACAAACGAATATTAGAGAAAAATATCCACAACTTTTTCCAAAAGATTTACTATAAAAACCACATATTTGTTTGATTTTTAAATATATTTTCGTTATAATTTAAATGATGAAAATATTAGGACACGCCCCGTTTATTGGTACAACAGGTTACGCAAACCACGCTAGATCATTTTTCACAGCATTAAACAAGTACCACACAGTTAAAATTCGAAATCTAACTATTGGTAATAGTTGGAAAGGAATGAACAATCGACCACATGATGGTGAATCATATTTCACAAAAGAAATTGGTGACATGTTGATTCTACAGACATTACATCGTGCAGATGGTAACGGTCGTATTGATGAACCCATGTATGATTATAAAGGTGATTTTGTTCCCGATGTACACATTGTACTAATGGAAACTAATAATCATTATTTTTATGAAGATTACGAAGGTTATAAAATTGCGTATAACGTTTGGGAATCAACCAGATATCCCGATAACTTCTTTAATAGATTATTTTATTTTGATGAGGTTTGGGTCCCAACACAATGGCAATTAGATTGTTTAGTTGAACAAGGGTATCCTAAAGAAAAAATTTTCATTGTCCCTGAAGGTGTGGACGTCGACACTTTTAAACCCATAAAGAAATTTCCAAAAAGAGATAAATTTAGATTTGTTCATTTTGGTAGATGGGATTATAGAAAAGGTACTACAGAAATTTTACAGGCATTTGCAGAAGAATTTAAAGATCAAGATGATGTTGAACTATTGGCGTCTGTTGAAAATCCATACCCATATGATGGTTTAAGTACCACAGATGAGAGAGTGAATCATTATAACATTGACACTAAAAACATTACCTTTTTAAAGTTCCCACCAAGAGATGAATACGTTAAACACCTACAAACTGCTAATGTATTTGTTTCGTGTGCGAGAAGTGAGGGTTGGAATCTACCGTTGATTGAGGCGATGTCTTGTGGTACTCCATCGATATATTCTAATTGGGGTGGTCAATTACAATTTGCTGAAGGTAAAGGAATTCCTGTTGATATTAAGGGATTAAGACCAGCAAATATTGAACATAAAGAATGGCCAGGTGAATATTGTGAACCCGATTGGAATCACCTAAAAATTCAAATGAGACAAGCGTATGATTATAACACGGCAATTCTAATTAAATCAAGAGAAGAAGCGAAAGAAATTCATAAAAACTTTAATTGGGATACTGTTGCCAAAGGGGCATCGGAAATATTAATGAGAAATAAAAAACCATTTGCATTTGTTACCACAGGTAATTTAGGTTACATGCCGGTTATTGAAAAATTGGTCCAATCTTTATTGGAATTTTCAAATGAAAAAATAATAGTTTATGGTGTCGATTGTGAAGTACCATTCGATTATCCAAATGTAATAAAAAGAACAATCAACCCCCCAAAAATTTCTGAACATGATAAGTGGTATTGGAAACAACATGCTTGTGTTGCTGCATTAGACGAAGGGTATGATAATTTTGTTTGGATTGATGGGGATGTTGTAGTAAATCATAACATAGATGATGTTAGACAGTACTTTAATAAAGTAACGAACTACCCATTGGCGGATATTCATGTACAAGAGGAATTTTTCGGTATGTACGATAATGGTACTAAATCACAACTATTCAACGAACAATTGGCTAATGAATGGGGTATTAGTAAATCAAACCCATACATGCACATTTGTTTCTTTGTCTATAATAAACATTGTAAAGATTTTTTGTTAGAAATCATCGAACATTATCAAAACATAATGAAAGATGGTGGTAAGGAATACAAAAGATTGTTTTTATGGAACGATGAAGGTATTGATAATGCAATGAGATGGAAATACGGTCACAAAGACCATCTACCGTTATTAAACTTTGACACTTCATCATATGACGGAGACGCTGGATTCATCGATAAAACACTTCACCAATTCTATAAATTTTGGAACGAAGATGGACCACAAAATTTCAATAGAATATTTGGTTATCAATATATCCCAAAAGATAAATCTAAAATCATTTATTTCCACGGTAATAAAAACGCCGAGATATCTGATAAAATGATTGAGTTCATCAAACTTCAAAGAGATAAATCATTTTATAAATCAAAATGTTTTTACACCGACGTTTACAAATTAGAGAATTTTGAAAATTTATATGAGTACGAAGGTAGTACCATGGAAGTTGCTGAAAAATTTGGTTGGGCACCTGCAATATTTCATGAAATCTTTAATTTAAGAGATTACTATAGAAATAGAGAAAAAAGAATTCATGATGGTGATGTTGTAGTAGATTTGGGTGGAAACATCGGAGTCTTTAATAGATGGGCATATAGTGAAGGTGCAAGTAAAGTAATTTCATTTGAACCTGATAGTAGATATTTTAAATTACTATCTTTAAACGCGGACCCAAGATCGATATTGTTCAATGCTGCGGCTAGTAATGAAATTGGTGAACTTAATTTATATGAAAGTACACATTTAGGAGGTTCAAATTTATTTGGAGCACAACCTGAATCTAAATCATATAAAGTTAGAACATATACATTAGATTATCTTTTTGAGACGGGATTAGTTGACAAAATCGATTTTCTTAAAATAGATATCGAAGGTGCTGAACATCACGCATTGGCAGGAATTAGTGATGAGAATTTAATGAAAGTTAAAACGATTTCAATGGAGTATCACCATTCACACTTTAATTACGATGAAGAATTAAGACAAAGAATGATAACCAGAATGTTAATGTTAGGATTTAATTCTTACCTAATGTTCATGGGTTCAAATAACGCATTACAAATGATATATTTTACAAGATGAGTACATTAAACAAAATAGCACAATCCTACGGAACCGATAAGAGTTCTGATATACACAATTATTGTGTAAAGTATGAAAAGTATCTACCATTTAATAGATATGATAATTTAAACATTTTAGAAATTGGAATTCTAAATGGTAAGTCATTAAAAACGTGGAAAGAATATTTCTACCGCTCAAACATATTAGGTATTGATATCAATCCCGATTGTGAACAATATAGAGAAGAAAGAATTTCTGTTGAAATCGGTTCACAAGCCGATGCGGATTTCTTAACCAAAATAAAACAACAGTATGGACCATTTGACATGATATTGGATGACGGTTCACATATGAATTCACACGTTGTGTTTTCATTTCAACACTTATGGAATAGTTTGAAATCAGGAGGAGTCTATATCGTTGAAGATTGTGGAACGGCATATTGGGAAGATTATGAAGGTGGATATTTGAAACCAACTACAAGTATTGAAGTATTCAAATCATTAGCGGATGATGTTAATTTTAGAGGGTTAATGAATTTCGATGCACCTAATGTTCATGGAAGAAGAGAAGATTGGTTAGTTGATTTGTCAAAAAGAACACAACCAGGTTGTTTAGTGGATATCGAATCCATAAATTTTTTAAATGGAATTATTATTTTAACAAAGAGATAATGGCATACAATTTTAACGAAGATATATTTGTTGTAGACTGTTGGTTAGATACAGAAGAAAAGGAAAAAACTTTATTAAGTTTATTAGATAAAATAAAAGTTTTTAATATCCCAATCATTTTGTGTGGACATTATCCGGTCAAACCTGAAATCCAAAAACAAGTTGATTATTTTATCTATGATAAAAATAATGACATATTATTAGAAAAGGATTTCGAAGAGTATGGGGTGGTTAGTGATAGATGGACAATAATGAACGACTACAAAGTGTTTAATAAAGTCGACTTTCATCATGACTATGCAATATGGTTAACGATGAAAAACGCTTTTAATTTGGCAAAACAACTTAACAAAAAATACATCCATTTCTTAGAATATGATAACATCCCTGACGAGGTTCAATATAGACAAGCCTTTATGGAATATGTTAGAAATCATGATGCGGTTGTATACGAATATATGAAAGGGTCAACCAGTGAAGAATCACCCTACTCATCAACATATATATTTTCAATTAAGACCGACACGGCATTATCTGTTGTAAACCAAATTAACACTAAAGAAGAATATTTTAAAGGAAAACCAAACAGATGGCAATTAGAAAAGGTTTTCTTCCAAACACTTAAAAGTGTGACTAACAACGTATTCGTTTCAAAATACATTCCAAATGATAACGAATTAAACATCTTTGCCGCTTGGAATAGAAATGGTATACTTAAAAATGGTGCCATTTTTCAAACATATCTGGCGGTAGATCACACAAATAAACTCCACATACATTTTATCTCGGGATTTACTGAGAAACCTGCGGAGACGGACTATTTGTGTGAAGTTAATTACGGTGATAGGAAATTTTTCTACACAGTCAAGAAAGGACAATATCATTTAGAATTGTTAGGTGATTATAATCAAAATGAAACTGTTAGAGTTTTTTACCAAGGAGTTGAGATTTTCACACAACAATTAAAAGAGGATTTAGAAACATTTAAAAGAAAAAATATTTTAGATTGGGCCAATAAGAAATCAAATAGAGTAGTTAATGTACACTTCGTAGATGGACCATTCGTTGAGATTTTAGACACGTTACCATACAAATATAATGTACAATTCATAAATAAAAAGAACGGTTCTGTTGTTTACCAAACCATGTTGGGTAGTAACCAATGGACAAGACCATCTATCAAATATTATGTTGATTGGCAAATTAGAATCACGGGCGTCGACAACGATTTTGTTGCAACATATGATTTAATAACTGAAAATAATAAATTTTATATTCCGTTTGAATCCAAATCTTTAGGTGACACATTAGCATTTATTCCATACGTTGAGGAATTTAGGAAACAAAGAAACTGTAAGGTGGTCTGTTCAACATTTCATAACGAATTATTTGAAGGACAATATCCTGAAATTGAATTCGTAAAACCGGGAACAAATGTTAATGGAATTATTGGTTTATATAGATTAGGGTTATTTTATCAAGACGATGTGGTTAATTATGAAAGACACCCATATGACCCGTTAAAAGAACCATTACAAAAGATTGCCTCAGATATTTTAGGATTAGATTATAAAGAAATAAAACCATTAGTACCATCGGTTGGTGGTCATAAGAGAAAAAGAGTGTGTATTGCTATCCACTCAACCTCCCAATGTAAGTATTGGAATAATCCAGATGGTTGGCAAAAGGTTGTTGAATTTATCAAGTCAAAAGGGTACGAAGTTAGACTTCTATCAAGAGAAGAAGATGGATTCATGGGAAATAGAAACCCTAAAGGTGTTAAACTACAACCCCCAAGTACAACTAAAGAAATTTTAGGAGTTTTACAAGAATCCGAATTCTTTATTGGTATTAGTAGTGGTCTTAGTTGGTTAGCTTGGTCGGCAAATATTCCTGTTGTTCTAATCTCCGGATTTACAGACATTTATCTCGAACCATTTGACAATGTTGAAAGGATAATTAACAAAAATGTATGTAACGGTTGTTGGCATACACACAAATTTGATCCCGGAAATTGGAATTGGTGTCCAATTCATGAAAAGACAGAAAGAGAATTTGAGTGTTCAAAAGAGATTTTACCCGAAGATGTAATAAAAAAACTAGAAAAATTCTTTTAAGATTGTAAATATTTGACACTTGAACGTAAATGCTAAGTATTTATAGGATATAAAATTTTATATCTAGATGAAAATATTTGAGCCATTTATAACGGGATCCCTTTCAGTATCGGGTTCTGTAAATGTACAACAAGATTTAACAGTATTAGGTACGATTAATGCTACCATTAGTGGAACTACATCAAATGCGATTAGTTCCTCTTATGCAGCAACATCATCAGTATCTCTTAACTCACAATTATTAGACGGAAAAGATTCCTCAGAATTTGCTATAACAGGAAGTAACATCTTTAAAGCTGACCAAATTGTTACAGGTTCAGTTAAAATAGATGGTGATTTGTTCATAAACGGAACACAATATACTGCAGCATCGTCAGGAACTTCAGGAACATCTGGTTCTTCGGGATCTAATGGTTCTTCAGGAACTTCAGGTTCTAGTGGAACATCGGGTAGTTCGGGGTCTTCAGGTTCTAGTGGATCAAGTGGATCAAGTGGTTCTTCTGGAACAAGTGGAACATCAGGTTCTAGTGGTTCATCTGGTACGTCAGGTTCTAGTGGTTCTTCGGGTTCTTCTGGAACATCGGGTTCATCGGGTAGTTCGGGAAGTAGTGGAACATCAGGTTCTAGTGGTTCTTCGGGTTCTTCTGGAACATCGGGTTCATCGGGTAGTTCAGGAAGTAGTGGAACATCAGGTAGTTCAGGAACATCAGGTACATCAGGAACTTCTGGTTCTAGCGGTTCTTCAGGAACATCTGGTTCTTCGGGATCTAATGGTTCTTCAGGAACTTCAGGAACCGCGGGTACTTCAGGTTCTTCTGGAACATCGGGTTCGTCAGGGTCAAATGGTTCAAGTGGTACATCAGGAACTTCAGGAACATCAGGTTCTAGTGGTTCTTCAGGTTCAAGTGGTACTGTAACAATGACAGGAGCACAAGATAATGGTGTATTAACATTGAACGGTTCTTCTCCAAACGTAACAGCAGAGACTAATTTAACATTTGACGGTACAACGTTAACTGTAACAGGTGACGTGTTAATTACAAACAATTTATTAGTTCAAGGTGCAAATACAAATTTACAAGTTACTCAATTATATATTGAGGATAAAACAATAACATTAGCGAGTGGTTCTTTAACCGCCGCGGCTGCTAACGGTGCTGGTATTGAGGTAGTAGGTCCAACAACACCTGCAACAATTACATACACAAGTGCAAATGATAGTTGGAACACTAATAAATCATTAAGAGTTCCTGAATTATTTATAAACGGAACACAATATACCGCCGCGACTTCAGGTTCAAGTGGTACGTCGGGTTCTAGTGGTTCTAGCGGCACATCAGGAAGCTCGGGTTCAAGTGGTAGTTCGGGAACATCAGGTAGTTCGGGAACATCTGGATCATCAGGTAGTTCAGGAAGTAGTGGAACTTCGGGTAGTTCGGGTTCTAATGGGTCTAGTGGTACAAGTGGTACATCGGGTTCTAGTGGTTCTTCAGGTTCTTCTGGAACATCGGGAAGTAGTGGAACATCAGGTACTTCAGGTTCTTCAGGTTCTAGTGGTACATCGGGTTCTAGTGGTTCTTCAGGAACATCTGGTTCTTCGGGATCTAATGGTTCTTCAGGAACTTCAGGTTCTAGTGGTTCTTCTGGAACAAGTGGAACATCAGGTAGTTCAGGTAGTTCAGGGACAAGTGGTGTAAGTGGTACATCTGGTTCTTCAGGAACTTCAGGATCGAGTGGTTCTTCTGGTACGAGTGGTGTAAGTGGAACTTCAGGTAGTTCGGGTACATCAATTACTACATCAGG